CTAGTAGTATTTTTGCCACTGGCGGCGACATGGGATTTGTGGCTGATGCAGTTACCACCAGTGAAGATCTTGGATTAGTAACCGGCACTGTAACTGTTAGTTACGATTTGGGTTCATTGTATATTACAGTTATCTATAATCAAATTGACATGACTGGCTTCACCAGTAATATTAATACCGGCAACTTAAATGCCACTGGCCTGGTCAGTGCTGCTGGTAATATTACCGGTAATAACATTATTGGTAACGGTAGTCAGCTGACTGGAGTAACTGCATCAGCCGCATTTTCTTTATCCAACGGAACATCAAATATTAATGCCACGTCAGGCGGCAATGTTACAATTGGAGTGGGTGGCACAGGTAATGTGGCGATATTTACTACCACAGGAATCAGTGCCACTGGCAATATTACCGGTAATAACATTATTGGTAATGTAGTTGCACATTCTGCACTAAATATCACGCTACAACAAAATTTTGGAGGTTTTTAAATGGCCGCAGGCACAACACCGATTTTCCCGCAAACACCAATCGTTGGTATTGGTACATTGGCTAGTGCGACAGTAATTACTGCTCGCACTAACATCACAGGCACTAGCGGGCTTACCCAGTTAACTGCTACTAGTACCAACGGTACCCGTGTAGATTCAATTACTGCTAAAGCTTCAAGTGTTTCAACCGCAACTAATATTTTTATTTGGATCTATAATGGAACAACCAGCTATTTGTTTGATGAATTAGACATTACCAGTGTGGCCGCGGCCAACACTGTTGATAGTGCATCAGTAACAAAAAGTTATACCACATTAACTTTACCGTCAACTTATCAACTGTATATCAGTCAAACAGTTCAAGCTAACGCCACTGTTTTTGCATTTGGTGGTCAGTATTAATGTTTTCTAAGTCGTTTCCGGGTATAAGCCCTACTGCTCCCCAGGTCACAGTATTAACCAGCGGAACTAGTGTTTATACTCCACCATCTGGTTGTAAGTATCTTTATATTGAAATGATCGGAGGCGGTGGTGGTGGTGGTGGATCTGGAAGCGCAAGTGGTGGTGCTGGAGGTAGTGGTGGAAATACTACATTTGGAACATCACTATTAACCGCAAGTGGCGGTAGTGGTGGTTCCTGGGCTGGTGGGCCAGGCACAGGAGGTTCTGCAACAGTCACAAGCCCTGCCGCAGGTGCTGCTATTACTGGCGGAAATGGTGGACAACCTCCTACCGGTAATGCTCAATCATACAATGCCGGCGGCGTAGGCGGTTCTGGAATTTTTGGAGGTGGTGGTTCTCAAGGTGCTGCAACTTATGGGCAAGGTGGCAGTGGTGGAGGTACACAAGCAAGTGCTGTAGCTAACGGAGGTGGTGGCGGAGCCGGTGGCGGAATCAAAGCCTATGTTACAAATCCAGCCACAACTTATTCATATGCTGTAGGAGCCGCCGGAACTGCTGGATCGGCCGGCACAAACGGTTTTGCCGGATCGGCTGGTACAGCAGGTATTATTATTATTACAGCTTTCTTTTAAAGAAAAATCAATATAAATAACAGTATAGGATAACATAAAATGTCAACACAAGTACAATATAGACGCGGATCAAGTGCCCAAGTAGCAGCTTTTACTGGTGCTGTGGGCGAAATGGTTGTGGATACAACTAATTATATACTCAATGTATGTGATGGTGTAACTGTGGGCGGATTTAACATGGTTGGTGTTACTACCGCACAAACCTTGACTAATAAAACATTAACCAATCCTATTATTTCTGGTAACATTCTCAACGGTGGCAGTAATGTTTCTGGTAATATTGGCAATTCAACCGGCTATTTTAACACAGTGTTTGCCAAATCAACTTCAGCACAATACGCTGACTTGGCCGAAATGTATGTGTCAGATCAAACATACCCTCCTGGTACTGTGGTAGAATTTGGCGGCAATCAAGAAATTACCATGAGCTCTACTAGTCATAGTACCAGTGTTGCTGGTATTGTTAGTACCAAACCCAGTTACCTAATGAACGCCACGCAAACTGGCGACAATGTTGTGGCTGTGGCCTTGATTGGGCGTGTTCCTTGTCAGGTGGTAGGTACCATATCCAAAGGTGATCGATTAGTTTCCAGTGACATTGCCGGAGTGGCCACACCATTAAACATGACCAATTACGAACCTGGTTGCATCATTGGCAAGGCCTTGGCCAATTATAATTCTAACCAAGTTGGCGTTATTGAAGTAGCAGTCGGGCGAGACTAATGGAAGCACGGTATCGTGTGGATTATCCAGGTGAGTTTGTTGTTGTAACTGCTGCCTGGGCCCAAGGTAAAAAAACACAAAAGCGCGAGTGGATTGCTAATCCCATTGAGAATCAACACATCTCTGGTCGTGCTGTTTGTATTGGCAGTCGAGACAGTCAAGGTCAATTTGATTATAGAATACTGCAACGACATCGTGGCGGCCTATTAGGCACTCTTAAAGTACAAACCTATGGTACCGGCCAAGTTGCTGAAGACATGCGCTTGGATTTTGCAGTTGATGTTGATGCCAAACAACTACAGCAATTGATTGAAAACGCTTACTGTGAAAATAACGTGGTCTATACCACAGCAAGAAACTGTTTGGCCAATCCAGGAGATTTTTATTTGATCCCTCAAGCTCCAAAACTGCTCTTGCCGGCCTTGCCTGTGTACCTGGCAGCATTTGATGGACACAAAGAAATATTTTTATTGGGCTACAGTACACAAATGGCGTTTGATAATCATCGCTGGTTTGATGATGTATGCAGTGTGTTCTTGGCCTATGCTGGCATTCAATTTTATCTAGTTGGGGAACCCACTATTATGCCAGACTCTTGGCTAGAGTGCGCCAATGTAAAAACCATGCCCTACCGAGACTTCATTGGCTACTGCGATATTTGAATCTGTTGTTCCACGGTTATAATTTTATCTCGTACCGCATCAAAATTTACAGTTGACCATAATCCTGGATGCATGGGCCTAGGCCATGTGCCGGTATCAATCCAGGCATAGCCAATGTGTTCATCATTTAATTTGGGAACAAATTCATCAGGAACACTACATAAAAAAGTATGATACGCAAACCCATTGTCAGCCGAGGTAAATTTTTCCAAGGGTACTAATTTTAAGTATTCCGGCATGTGGCCCAATTCTTCTTCGCATTCGCGAATCATAGTTGCCAACAAGGATTCGCCGGCTTCGGCCTTGCCGCCTGGCAAGGACCAAGAGTCTGGGTGTTTGTCATCATTGCGCATGAGATACAGGTATCGCTGTGTGGACACACTATAAAACCATACGCCAACAGCACTGACACTTGGGGTCAAAGTATCAAACTCCACTTGCCACCTGGATACAGGCCTTGATAACTCTTGACCCAAGAAGTTCCAGTCCACTCATATTGTAGGCCAGTGGTAATATTGGTAACGTATTGAATATTATCCGGACTAGATGTGCTGTCAAATGCAACAATCCAGCGAGCTCCATCAAATTCTACAATGTCATTGGCCTTGGCCACCAAAGGTTGCCCATTCGTACCAAGCCAAGCAGTGGGATTATATGTATTATCAAACGACCCAGTGGCTTCGGTAAACAAGTAGCGTTGACCCAGCAAGGATGAATCTAAGCCATCGCCAGGCCCACTGGTCAAGGGATTAATAACAGCATCAACTGCAGGCAGTGTATTTGCCGGAACAGTGGCGTCGTCTACTGTAAAAAGTAAAAAACGATCGTCAGTTGGATCATAGGACACCTGCCCATAAACTTCACTGCCATCATCTTGTTCAAGTGCAATTAGGCTAATACCAGAACGCAACACACCATACATGCTAATGACATTGGTCCATAGCAAATTACTAGGTGGTGAATCGGGTGGTATTAAACTGTCGTTGGGTTGATCCACAACCTGATTCTGTGCCAGGACCTGTAACTTGTTACCAATTAATAATGTTTGATATCCAAATGGTGTAAACAATTGTCTGGTGCCCAGCAACAAATCATTATCGGTCACGGCCAAACTGGCATCGCCATTGGCATCAAATATACTTGCAATAATACGTTCAACCACACCCAATTTTTTAACTTTAGCAGGACTACTTAACCAAATTGGCACATTGAATGTCAAGGTAGCAATGTCGATGGTGTCGTCTGGGCCCACTGGAATTGTTTTGTTGGTCCATTGTGTAGTTTCAATTTCACAAACAGTTAAACTGGTCCAGTCAATGTAGTTGTCAGTGCTTTGTATTTCTAGTGCAGGATTAAACAACACTAAAATTTGTTCCAGCAACTGCATTTTTTGATTGGTGTTACTGGTCCAAATATCTAACTTGATGGTCATTTTATATGGCACAGGCATGAGTCGCTGAATAGTAAATGCATTGCCTTGTGTGGTCTCATAGGTTTCTGTGGCCGAATCATACTGGCGTTGACGCACATTAATGGTGTTTACAAAGTAAGGCTCTTGTATTCTAGGGCGATCATAATCTAATCCAGAAATATAAAAAGTCATCAACGGAGTGGCATTTAAAAAACTAGCCGAATTATTTTGCAGCACTGTCTGCGCCTGGCGACTGCTGTCACCATAGCGTACCGGAACTCTGATCAAGGTATGTCCACTGCCTTCTTCGTTGCGGCCGTACTCCACTGAGAAATTACTAAAAATTCTAGCAAACTGAAGTAAGAATCTGCGTAATTGTTCGTCGAAAAAAAATTGAGTTTGTGCCATGGTTATCGTCCTGGGGGTCTTGGGTTGGGTGGCAAATCGCCACCTTGGTCACCGTTGTCAGCCTGAGGTTTAAGAATTTGTGATAGACTTTGACGACTTGGAATATTACCCATATCAGTTGTAGGCACAGTGTAGGTATTATTAACAAAACTACTTCTTTGTGTGAGTGCATCAGGTGACAGGTCAAGATCGGTACGAACCTTATCTTCAATTTTGATCCAGGCACGTCCGTTGTATCTAAACAAGCGATTAGGGAAGTAATCAAGTCGTAGTGCATAGTCGCCCAGCGCAGGATTTGGAGGAAAACTTACTCCTGGCGTGACCGGCAGCCCATTGGGAGCAATACCATCGCCGGTTAGATAACCCAAGG